ACAGGTATTGTATTACCGGGTCTTGCACACTGTTGTATAAAAGTTAATCGACTATTTAATCCTTCAGGAGTAATAGCATGAAATGCTGGTTGAAATAATTTTATTTTATCAGTAATTGATGTATATGCAAATGGGTCAGTTTGTTTTAAAACTTCAAAATAATCACATTCATTTAAAAGTTTTGTTCTTAATAATCTTTTACTTAAATTCTTTTTTTGAATATCTACAGGAGATGGTGGTTTTGGTAATCCGTTAATTGCGGTTTGATTTGCAATGTTTTCAGAATTAGTACTTGAACCGGCGTTTGCGTTTGTCGGATTTTTAGGTGTTACATTAATACTTTTAAAACTTACATATCTTGAACACATTGCAACAACACTATAAGTTTCAGCATCTCCGTTTAAATCAACATTACAATCAACAAATGTTGGCATTCCACTATTGTCTTTAGTTTCAGCATTTGTTAAAAGTAAATTTGAATAAATAAATTTAACTGCCTCACTTTGGATATACTTACCTAAAGATTCGTTATCTTCAGTTAAATTAGAGAAAAATAATTTTAAAGAGTCAATATACGCTTTGTTATTTGATTCACTTGAATTATCCCCAATACCTGGAAATTTAACTCCATTCATTTCTATAACAACTTCACAATTTTGTGATGTTACCGCTTTTAATATTTCACTTCTTAATAGTACTAATTTATCATAGTTTTGAGTTATTACTGGAAATAAAAGTGAAGTACCACTTGTATAAACATACCCACTGTAAATTGGTTTTTGGAGCATATACTGATTATAAAGTGTTTCATAATCAGTACTTGAAGCGGTATCGGTATCTATTTCCGGAAAAAACGCACCATATCCTTGATATGTAGAGAAATTTGGTAAATCTTTGGCAACTGAATCACCTTCTTTTAAATCTGAATTAATTAACGTTGCTTGTTCTGCTGAAGTTTGATTACTTGAGAGAACACTTTCTTGTAATTCTTTAAGGGTATTTAAATCTAATGTCGCAAATTTTGCCGCTAATGTATATAAATCAAATTTAGCGGCTCCTGCAAAAAATGATTCAATAACCGAATCTTTCTTTTCAGTTAAATCATTCTGTAATTCTTTTTTAGCAATCAAATTTAAAACAGAAGGGTGGTCTACAATAATTGAAAATGATAACGAACCGCTCCTACTCGTTTCTTTATATGTGTAAATTGGTTCAGGTCTACCTAAAAATGATGTTCCGTCAAAATTAGGAGAAACAGTTTCACCAAATGTTAAATCATATGGTGGAAACCACATTATTCTACCTCCATTAGGTCCTTTTTCACATCCAGGCAAATCATTAAACAAGGCACTTCCTTTCCAAGCTAAATTTTCAATTGAAAACATGTATTTCTTAACTTGTCCTCCAATAATATTTGTTGACCCTTGTCCTTTCCACGGTGCAATATTTAAATTATATGTAGAATCAAGAACAGAATTACTAAACTTTCTTATGTTACCATTAGTTTCACTACCACTTGTATTTGCAACCGTACTTTGTAAATCTTGGTACAACTGATATGGTTTATCTTTGGTAAATAATCTTCCATATTCTTTACCTACTAATTTACCGTTAGTATTTTCGTATCTAATAACTTTAGAACCTTTTGTTAATTCTTTATATCCATCATTAAAAACTTTTGACATTTGATTAATTGCGTTACCGGCATGTAATCTTCTGGCTAATCCACTGGTAGGTGCCGAATCAATTAATCTTTGAGTATTATCTAATATTGAACCTCGTTTAAACTCATAATTTAAAGATGATGAATATCTATCACTTAGATTAAATGCAGTGTTATTACTAAAATCAACACCAAATGATTCACCTTCAGGTCCAAATAAATCACCAAAGTCTTCATCACCTGTTCTTGTCCAAACAAATCCTCCAACAAGAGTATTATTATCATTTAAACCAAAAGCAAAGTTTTGGTCACCTTCATATAACTTACCAACAGCATCAGGACCTAATACAACTGCACCAGTTGGTTCTCCGTACCCATTATCAGGTGTTTGACCTGCGGGTGATGTTGTGTATTTTAATTCGTCTTTACCTCCAACATATAGATTACCACTATCATCTTGAGAATTTCTTCTCCCAATATCACCAAATATGTTATTTAACACCTGACCAGCTCTTGTGATATTTCTATCATAGTTTGGACTATATCGGTTATATTCTAAATTAGCAAATAAAATTGATTTTTGGCCACCACCAGTATTTGCTAAAAATTTTACTGAAGCACTACCGTCATTATTACTTAATCTTTGAACATATCTACCAAGACCTGTTTTAGGTTGTCTTGGTGAAAAGTTAAAGTAATCTCCTTCAATTGGTGAAAATGGTAAATAGGCACCTGTTATTCTTTGTCCTAAATCAGCCGTAAAATCTAAAACCCCATCAGGAACTGTAATATGATAATCTAAATAACTTAATTGAATTTGATTAGACGCAAGTAAACTTGATTGTAAAGGATTACTATTAATTGATAAGTTATTAGCAACACTTGTTTGTTGTAGTTCTTGAGCAATTCTATATTGAAACGCTTTTCTTAATTCAAGAACGGATATTTGTAATAAGTATGAATCTTGTTGTACTAAACTATCACCACCAAAAATCAAATCAGCTAATGAATAATTCCCAACAACAAATGGTAAATTTAATGGATTGTAATCAGTGGTACCTCCATTTTTTGCTAAAATTTTTGTATCTGCAAAAAATAACCCTTCATAACCACCGTTGGGAATAAATTTATTACTAACTTCCGCCAAGTTAATCCATTGTTCATTAATCAAATCCATATTGGTATCGTTTTGTAACGGCCAATATTCTAATTGATTAGTTGAATTTTCATTTACCTGTCCTGTTGTCTTATTAATAAAACCTGAAGCGTCTTGGAAACCTCCTGTAGGACCGTATTGATTTGGTATAATTTCTTGTTGAGCTTCAGTAAAAATTTCATTATTAACATTTGGTGAGTCAATAACTGAGTTGTCAGCAACATTTACCTCATAATATGGGTTAGAAATTGAAGATTGGAAAGCCCCCTCAACATTGTATGGTTTTAGGTTTCTTGTGACAAGACGATTCCTAAAAAACTCTGAACTTGAATAATCTAAAGCGCTTTCACTCATTGGGTGATTTTATTAATAAATAGAATGACTTGGTATTTTTTTATTTTTTAGATGTCATTCCACCTGAAGTTTTTGTATTGTCAAAATGTTTAACAATATATTGCATCAAGGTTGGATTCTTAGGTAGTTCCTCAACTAACATGTCACTTAGTTTATTTCTTGGTGTATCAACAGATACTTTAAAATTAACTGTATGAACAACTTCTTGTTTTTGTGGTTGAGACTGAGGTTGAGTTTGTGTATTTGTTGACATCATTGCTGCGTTCATAGTTTGTCTTTCAATTTTTAAAACGTCCATTAAACCTTTGTTAACACTTTTTTGTAACACATCAGGTAATTGAGTTGCAGCTAAGAAATAGTCTTTTTCATGAATCTCAATATTACCACTAGGAGTTTTAATAGTATCACCAACTGGTGTATAAAAACCGTCACTCATTCTTGCTGCGATTTCAGCAATTGTACCAGTAAAATTTATTGTATTAACACTGGCAACATTCATATCTTTAATTTGGTCTCCCTTTTTAGGGTCGAATAACGTATCTTTAATTTTTTTCTTTTCTTCTGTTACAAATCCGCTAACACCCGTACCTGCAATAGTACTTATTGTCACCATTTGCTCCATTATTTTTTTAAAGTCCCCTTGAATCATTGCTGCCAAAAGTTTTGTTGTATTATCTATATTTAAAGCACCACTGTTTAATTTTGATTCAAATACAGAACCAGCTCCAAAATTTTTACCAATACTATCTGCTGTCTCTTTAAATTCTTTTTTAGCGCCAGATAATAAATCTTGTCCAAGTTTTGACCCTCCAATAGTGTTTGATATTGTATTTGCAATTTTTTCCTGAGCAGCAACTAATTGACCGTATTCACCTAATTGTCCTTTAGCCATTTCAATTAATTGTTTTGCTGCCGGGTCATCTTTATCAACTATTTTAGGTTTATTACTTTGTTTAATAATCTCTAAATCTTTTTCTTTAATTTCTGATAATTTTTTAGTTTGTTCAACACCGTCTTTATCAAAATAACTTACTTTATATTCTTTTCCACCTCCTGCAACATTTTCTAATTGAGAAAGATTTGCAAGTAATTCTTTGTCTTCTTTTGATGCGTCAAACCCTAATCTCATTTCTGACATTTTTTTGTTTAAATTAGCTGACGATAAAGCTAATTTTTCAAATTCTGCTCTGTCAATATCAAGGGCGGAAGCGACTTCTCTAAGTTGACTTTTAGCCCCTTTCATAATTTGAAAGGATTGTGTTTTTTCGTCAAAGTATGTATACTGTTTTGCTAATTTAGCAATTTCCTCTTGAAGTCCTTCAACGTCATTTTGTGCTAAATCCATTAATTTTAAAGGGTCGGTTAACGCTGTTGCAGCACCTCCTAACCTTTGTATAGAAGCCGCCACTTCAATTGCCTTTTCGGGACTCATTAAATTTTCGGCTAAATTAAAAGTTTGAGTCACATCAAATTTTAAGGCCTGAGCCTTTGACGCCATTTTTGCCAAACCTTCAACCCCATTTACAAAACCGTATCTATTTAATTTATCTAAATTTCCAGTTACAGTCACAGAAACCGCTTGAGCGTTAACTCCCATTTGACTAGCAACTTCTGAAATCTTAAACATATTCTCCCCAATGTGGGCAACCTCCATACCTACATCATAAAACGATTCTTGTAGTTTTTCAGAACCTATTCCTGAAACACTGGACGCCGCGAATAATTCAGCAGCTTGTGATTTAAGTAAAACTAAATTTCTTCCACTCGCTTTAAAAAGACCTTCTTGCATGTCAACGGCGTCACTCATTTTACCACCTAAATCAACTATTGAACTATACGAAGCGTTTAAATTTTGTTTAAGACCTAAACTATTTTCAGTTGTACGTCCCATTGTCTTAGCAAATTTAGCAGCTTCAGCGTCCATTGACTGTATAGTTGTACTAAGGGTTTTTAATCCTTCACCCATCTCCTGATATCTGCTTAATCCGGCACTCTTAATCGATTCGCCTAAAAAATCGTCAGCAGTTGGGGTGGTTCCTCCACCTCCTCCATGTAAGTAATGAAACATAATTTAATCTTTATTATATAAATAACCTACTATTCGTTTTTAGGTGTATTAATTTCAATAACCTTATCAACCAAATATCTACGGTGATAAGACGGCATTTTCATGAAATCGGAATATGACAGATGTATTTTGGAACCCAATAGATAATATTGGTCCAATAAATTTTTTAAATACTCAGAAGAAAGGGCGAAAAAACTCCGCCCCAAAGGTCACACGGGTGAGTACCTTTTTTCCAGATGGGGCTGTTATTTCTCTCACTAAATCCAACTTAGGTTCGTTTTCTCTAATGAAGTTGTTTATGTATTTTGAATCCATGATTGGCATTTTAGATATAAAATCCGCAATTGCACTTTCTTCTCGGTTACCTTCAACCTCAATAATTTGTTTAGTCAACTTCAGAGTTACTGAAGGTGAAACCATACCCTTTGGGTAAGAGTCAATCTGTCGACTAATACTTTGACTTTCTCCGTATGTTAAAAATTTAATTTTAATTTCTTTCTTTGTTTTTGGTAAAACTAAAGAAATCAAACCTTCTGAATTAGGTTCAACATCACTTTTTTTGAAATCTAAAGACTCAAGTGTTATAGTATGTTCAAATTTCTTATCAGTTTCAGGGTCAATTAAAGTAAAATCATAATTAGCACCAAATGAAGTATTTCTTAAAAAAACCAAAATAGCCTCTAAATCACCCTCTAACATTTCTTCAGGTCTAATATCAGGTTCATATAATTTACTTCTAACTAAATTAGTAATAATTTGGTCACCACTTAAATTGTTAACTGAAGCTAAAATGTTTTCATCGGCAGCAGTTAGATATCCAACCTTAACAGATTTTTTCTTATTTTTATAAAATCTACCCTCGCTTGGTAGTAATACCACGTCGTGTGGAAGGTCTAAATTCATTTGATTTATATTGTCACTCATAGTTTTTTATTATAAAAATACCTTATTTTTATTTATTGTAAATAAAAAAACCCACTTTCGTGGGTTTGAATATAAGAAAGTAAATAATATTAATATAATAATATACAGTAGTCAGGTCTTAAAGATGCTTGGATAGTTACCAATCCATCTTCAGAGTAAGATAATCCTTGGAAGTCAACTTTTGTAAGGAATGTGTTTTTAAGAACCCACTTTTCAATTACAACACCTGTCGGGTCTAATAGACTTAAGAAAATATCTCTCTTATAACCTGCAGCGTATCCCATACGTCCTGTTACAGACTCAGCATGTAGACGAACCCATTCCATCAACGCTTGTGATGCTGAAGGTCCAATTGGGTCACGGAAAGTTACAGAGATTTCTCCCCACTCATACTTACCCGCAACATAAGTTTTAGTATTTAAGAAATCAATCGCAGTAGAGTTAATCGTTAAAGAAGGTCTACTTGTTGATTCTACATACCATTCGTTAATACCCAAGTCGTTAAAAGACATGATAAACCTATTCTTCCTTTTTGGTTCGTAGGGTATCGGCATTTTCATTAATAAATCAGCCATATTATTTTGTTTTAAATTTTTCTTTTATTTTATTATAAATAGT